CCAAGACGTTCACGCCGGACATCGACTGGAGCCAGTTCAAGGGAATGTCACAGATGTCGGGCAAGGCCCTCAAACAGATGATGCTCCTTGCCGACATCAAGGCCACGAAGCACAAGGAGAACTACGACGAGATGCTGGACCGCACCGCCTCGCTCGTTGTGTCCATCATGGCCAACGTCCTGTATATCTCCAAGAGTGAATACAAGCTTGACCAGCTGGCGTGCGACCATGAGTACCAGGAGCCGTTCGGCGAGGACATTGCCGAGACCATCAAGAACATCAACGAGGCCATAGACGGCGGCACCATGTCCGAGGAAAGCGGCATCGAGCAGAACCCGCTCGTCAAGGACAAGGTGCAGGAGAAGGAGCGCATACGCAAGCAGAAGGAGGAGGCTGCCCAGCAGCAGCGCGACATATTCTCGGCCACCCAGAGCCAGGAGGACGTTTTCGGAGGGGCTGAGTGATGGCTGGCGGCAAGAAACAAGGCAAGCCGAAGCACCTGTGCCGTGACTGCGCCAAGGCTTACGACTTCCACTGCAAGAACGTGAGGGGCGAGTTCTTCATGTGCCGCTGCCCTCACGTGCAAGGGCACTCCATGCTGATGAACCACGAGGGGTGTGACGACAATTTCAAACCGAGACGATGAGCAAGAAGAAAGACCTGCAGAAAAAGACGCGCAAGGCCAGCCGCAGGCAGATAGAGCAGCTGGCGGCACAGATAGCCGACGAGATGGCCGTTGGCCTGTTCGGCCGCACCGAGAAGTACGCCGCCAACGTGGGGCGCTACTACAGCATTGCCGTCGGCGAGCTGCTGAAGCTGACGGCGGGGGTGGAGCTTGACCCCGAGAGCGAGGTGTTCAGCTTCAGCGGCAGCAAGCGCATGTCGGAGAAGAGCAACGCCATACTGCGCGGCCTGTACAGTGCCGTCTACCGGGAGATACGCAACGGCGTGGTGAGCGAGTGGGAGAACGCCAACGCCGCCAGCGACAGGCTTGTGGAGCTGGTGCTGGGCAAGGGCGTGAGGGACGACAAGCGCTTTGCCAGCCTCTTCGCCCGCAACCGCGAGGCTATGGACGCCTTCTTCAGCCGCAAGAACGAGCGCGGAGGGCTGAACCTGTCGCAGAAGGTGTGGAAGTACACCAGCCAGTTCAAGGACGAGATGGAGCTGGCCCTCAGCGCAAGCCTCGGTCGCGGCGACTCGGCGGCCACCGTGTCGCGCCGTGTGCGCCAGTACCTGCAGGAACCCGAGCGGCTGTTCCGCCGTGTACGCGACGAGGAGGGGAACCTGAAGCTGTCGAAGCGGGCCGCCGCCTACCATCCCGGCCAAGGCCAGTACCGCAGCAGCTACAAGAACGCCATGCGACTGGCACGTACCGAGACCAACATGGCCTACCGCTCCGCCGACTACGAGCGGCGGCAGCGCCACCCCTGGATTGTGGGCGTGGAGGTGAAGCGCGTCCACGACAAGACCGTGTGCAAGCTGTGCGACGAGCTGGCCGGTGTATATCCCAAGGACTTCAAGTTTGTGGGCTGGCACCCGCAGTGCCGTTGCTACACCATCGACGTGCTGGCCCCGGCTGACGAGGTGGACGCCTACCACCGCGCCATGCTCAACGGCGAGGACGTGAGCGGATGGCAGTTCAGCGGGCAGATTACCGAGCCGCACGAGGGGTTCAGGGAGTGGATGAAGGAGAACGCCGAGAGGATGGAGAGAGCAAGGGAGCGTGGCACGCTGCCGTACTGGATGAAGGACAACCCGAAGTATGTCAGAGTGGCAAACAACACATCAGGAACGTCCAACGACACTTCTTCGGTAGAACTGTCATTCTATAGTGACAAAGAAGCCTTCAATGCGCTTCGTAAAAGCTATAGGACGGATATGCTTGCAAGGGGTAGCGTCGAAGTGGAAGCCGACAACATCTATACCAGACATCTGTTCTACGGAAACAACGAGAAACGGGCGGTACTGTCTCATGCTTTCACCCAAAGCGAACTTGATGCCGCAAAGGAGCTTCAAGACTTGATACCGACGCTAAAAGATGGGCGGTATATCCCTGTTGACATGAGCCGACCAAACTACAAGGAAAAAATGCAACGTTTTGGTATCAGGAACTTTGTCGGATATGATGTTACTGTCAATGGCGTGGCGTATGAGTTGAAATGTTCTGTGAGAAAAGACCCAGGCAATCATAACAGGGTAAAAGAGTTCCCGTATTCATTCAAAAAGAAAAGAAGCAATTAAGCTGCCACTTGCTGCTGCTGCTGCTCCGACAGACCTTAAAAGCCTCTTTTTCGCTGCAAAGATACGAACAAAAATTGAAACTTCCAAATAAATCGAAAGAATAATGATAAAGCTTGCCTTTTTTTCCGTTACTCCCCGTTATTCGCCATAACTGCCACACCCTAAGATTAGGCTAAGATTCAGCCAATCTTAGGCTAAGATTCAACCAATCTTAGGGTGTTTTTTGCATTTGAGGTTATATTGAGGTTATATTGCGGTTATATTGAGGTTATATTAGGGGGTTTAGTCCATTTGTTGGTGATGAAAGATGCCTAAAACGCACTTAGACACCTTTGTTTTCCGTTGTTTGCAGGTATTTAACATAATTTATACTATGTGCTTGAAAAGCACTAACAATTTTTTTATATCTTTGTGGCGGTTAATCATATTTATAGCTATATGAACAAAAAGTTACTCAGTGTTCTGCAAGACAAATGCAAAGACTTTGGATTGACAGACAAGGCAATCGAGGAGCTGGCCGAGTCCGCTTCCGAGGGTCTCAGCGACGAGTCCTCAGACGAGGACATCAACAGTGCGGCGGATTCTCTTGTCCCCTATGCCAAGATGATGCAGGGGGAAATCACGAGGAAGACGCGCAAGCAGGCTCCCAAGCCCAAGACCAAGCCGAATACGGATGGGGATGGTGATGGCGACGGAGACGGTGACGATGATGAGGACGGCAAGAAGATGCCCAAGTGGTTCCGCGACTACAAGAAGCAGAACGACAAGGCCATCAAGGACCTGCAGGATGAGAATGCCGCGCTGAAGTCCGAGAAGGCCAGGGGCGAGCGCACAGCCGCCATCACTCTGAAAGCGAAAGAGCTTGGAATCCCCGATTTCCTGATGAAGCGTTTCAGCATAGCCGATGACGCCGACATCGAGAAGGAGCTGAAGGAATACAAGCAGGATCTGGTCACCAACAAACTGATGCCAGCCGATAAGGCCGACATCTTATCATCCTCTCAAAAGGCAATGGAGGATGATGCCGATGCGTGGGCCAAAACATTGCCTGACAACAAAACCGATTAAGAACGATGATTGAATTCGCTTCAACTTCCTACACGAAGCATCCGAATCCCTTCTGGCGCCAGGAGCGACGCATCCTGCCAGCAGGTTTCAAGCCCGTGCAGGAATTCCCTGTAGGTACGAAAATCTACAAGGGTGCCTGGGTGGCGGTTCTTGCCGGACTGACCTGTGCTGTCGTCAAGGTGGCCAGGGTTCTCGCTGGCGGTACCACTACCAAGCCGAGAGTTGCGAAGGACGGGTACTTCCAGGTTGGCGACACGGTGATGGATCTCTCCAACGATGCCAAGACGACGACCATCAAGTCCATCGACACCAGCAACCCCGACTACGACGTTCTGACGCTCAATGCAGCCATCTCGACGCTGGCCGAGGGTCACTTCATCCAGGAGGCCATCGACTACGGCTACATCGACGCTGAGAGCACCACTGAGGGTGCTCTGAAGATTGTCGCATCTGAGCCAAGTGAGGGGCAGATTGCCCTCGCCTCAGTCACTCCGTATCTCGGGGAGAAGACCCTCGCCGCCGATGACTATGTCATTCTGCAGAAGGCCGCCCCGAAGTATGTGGCAAACTCCGTCCTCGCCGAGGATGAGGAGTTCGTCAAGGAGCGTTACCCCGCTCTCTCCCCTGCGTATGACGCAGTTCTCTTGAAAGACATTCTCCCCGCCTTCCCCGCCGGATGGCTTGTCGAGAATGGCTATGTGCTGAAATCAAATCCTAACATCAAAGTCATTGAGCAGTAACTATGGCAGACCTCAGTTCACTTTTTGGCGAACTCACTAAGAATGTGCAGATTCGCATTGACAAGGCTTCTGAGCTTCAGAAGCGTCTGTTTGACCAGGTGCTGTACACTCGCTGGCTCGAATGGGACACCCCTACTATAGGGCTTGACTTTGAGGAGCTGGTGGGCAAGTACAACATCACCGTTGTCGCTCCCACCATCGGCACCGACTCCAAGGAGCCTATCCTGCAGACGGAAGGCATCGAGACCATCAAGAAGAGCGTGATGAACCACGCCCTGACTCTGCCGCTCTCGATGAAGGACTACCGCAAGATTCTGCAGATTCTCGACTCAAAGAGCATCAGCGACAAGCAGAAGACGAAGCAGCTGGTCGACATCATGTGGGGCAACGTCCAGACGGTGGTCAACTCCGTGGAGGGCAAGATCGACATGATTTTCCTTGGGCTGCTGTCCAACCACGGCGTGTTCACCTTCGACGAGAACAACAACCCCGAGGGCCCCATCCGTGGAGGCATCAGCATGAACTTCCCGCAGGCCAACCTCGCCACCGCCAAGACGCAGTGGACGGAAGAGGACATCGACACCGTCGACCCGATGGAGGACGTGTTCGAGCTGATTGACGCCGCCGAGGACAAGACAAGCCTCTCGAAGATTCTGTGCGCGCCCAGCCGCATCAGCTACATGTGCCGCACGAAGAAGATGAAGCAGATGATATGGGGCACGGACAAGTCCTCGAAGATTGTCACCTTGAAGGACATCAATGAGTACATGCTGAGCAACGATTATCCCGTCTTCGAGAAGGTGCGCCGCCGCCTGCGTGTGCAGAAGGGCCGCCAGTTCCTCAGCTACACGCCCTGGAACGAGAAGAACCTGGTAGGTATTCCCGAAGGCAAGCTCGGCACGGTCAAGAACGCCTACAGCGACAATGAGCTGAAACAGGAA